TGCGGGTTGTTGAGACTGTCCGCCGCCGAACAAGCTGGAAAACAGTGACACGAGAGGCATGAGACTAAGTCCGCCCCCCAGAATGCTGCTGGCCGTACTGAGCACGTCCGAGACGCCCCCGCCGCTGCTGGAACTCTTTGCCTGACTATTTTGCCCCAGCGCGTCTGTATTGGCGGCGGTCGCCTGCGTTTGCGAGTCGATCACTTGAGTCGCTTGCCCCAGCGCATCGGTCAGACCTTGGTCGGCCGTCGCCGATTGGCCGCCCGCCGGGCCCCCCGACGCTTGATTGAAAGCGGTCAGCAATGTCTGTTGCGAAGCGCTAGTTGGCATTTCGCACCCTTGGCGCCGGCCCGCTGTTCTGGCGCCCGGTGCCGGAGCCGGCGTTGGCCTCCGCAAGCTCATGCTCCAAAATCAAAAAGGCTTCCACTTCGCGCGCCCCCAGATCATCGATTCCTCTTTGCCCTAACTTCCGCCGCACTAGATACTCCTCCAGCCATGCCATGCTTTGGGCCGAGACAAACGACTTCGGACAGACAGTGGTCGCTGCATTGTTCCTGGCCCATACCACCCGTTCGGGCGTCTCTAGCTCCCGTGGGATCCAGCCACACCTGCGCTTCGTTTCCAGGCCGGCTTTACGGCAACTCGCGCACTCCCAGCCGGCTTGGTTGGAGAATTGGAAATGGAGGGCGACGATCAGTTTTTTCTTTCGGCCTCCGTCAGGCCGCACTGGTGCCTGACGGCGGTTAAAGCTTCCCGGAACAGCTCTTCAGGCCCGCTGGCCGCCAATGACTCCGGAGTCGCCGCCTCACCGTCTAGCTGCAGGCCAGTGACTTCCTTCAAGCCCCAGACCAGATAGACTCGGTCAATCTCCGACGCCAGCAGCGCGGCTTCCATCTTTTCGTCTGGAGTATCGCCGGCCTCCGCAAACTCCTTTCGCGCCGCCAACTCCCGGATGCGGCGGGTCAACTCCACACGCCGCCCAAACGACATTTTGGCGATCGTATAACTGACGCCGGGGGCCACTTGGGAATCTATAGTTTCGAAGCTTGTATATTCCATTTCACCGCCAACGCCAAGCTATCCAAAGGCGACGACTATCTCGTTGTTTGCCGTCCCCTGCGCCTTGGATCCTTGGAATTTCCATTGCAGCATGTTATCGCTATCGTCGAAATCCGGCACTACCGGCACCACTCTCATCATGTAGACACCTACTACCTGGCCGGTTTGCTGTCCAAGTTGGAACATCACGCTTACCGGCGACTGCTGCCGTGCCGCTTGATACAATCCTTGTGTCGCCGCATCGTTTAGTTCATACAGGCTGAAGGCCGCGGTGACCGACCGTGGCCCGGGCGCAATGGCTTGCGGAAGGTTGGTTCCGAATTCCTGCGACCGCAGATCCAGGCCGTTGTCCAATTGAAATGTCCCGCTCGTGATTGTGTAAAACTGGTTAGGTGCGCTGCCCAGCCACGCTTCGCCCATGTTACCCGGCACGATCGCGTAGTCGAAGGCTTCCAGGGGCGGCTCCGCGGGAAAAGCGCTCAATTGTCCCATTCCCGCCACGAAGCTGGAACTGTCCAACAGGTCTTGCGCCATCCCCTCGAACTCAAACTGGTGGAAATCGCCGTTTACCTTTAGCGTCATCCGGTTTACGGCCGCCCCGCAGAGTATTCGCTGAAGCGCTGTGCTGGGGTCCCAATAGTCGAACAGGCTGACGCTTGGCAGCTCTGTCGCCGGAAAATAGGAAACGCTCGGCGCAATTTCGGTTCCCGCCGCCGGAACGGTAGAGAACGGAGCGTTCACCTGCACGGCCGTGGCGTTCTCAATCGAGGTGACAAACCGGATCTCGCCGTTCAATGACACGCCCTGGCCCACCACCAGTCCGTGCGGCGCCGCGAAAACCAGGGTCGTGCCGCTCGAACCCGCCGCGGCCGTCCCCCCCGCATACATAGCCGGAGCGGCGCCCAGGCTGGCCTGAAAGAGCGGACCATATGCCGGACCTGAACCCTGCCCTCCCCAACTCGTCATATAGGTCGTGACGTCGAAACTGGTCGTTCGCCGCAGGCCCGCCGGTATTCCTACAAATGTCCGGCTGCCCGTCTTGTCCCGCCGGTCCGCCTTTTCCAATTGGTTCTTGGCGGTCAACTTCACCGCCGGGTAACGGTTTTGCGCCGTAATGGCGGGCGTCTGTCCGTAACTGTTTTCCAGTCCCGTGTAGAAACGGTTGGCATTGGATGAAATGTACGAAGCCATAGCTCTAGTCGCTCACTCCCACGTCGAAAGTGACCTTTCCAACCTGTATGAAGTTGTGTCCGCCGTTTTTCACTGGCCCTAAACCCGCCTCATAGCATCCGGCGTAGTACATTCCTTCACCCCAGTCGCCCCGGTTCTGATCCAGTACCTGAGTCACGGCATCGACGTACGTTTGAAGCTGGTCCTCGATCCCGCCCAGCCTGTCTTGCGAAACCCGCACCTCAATCGTCATAACGGCCTTTCCGGAGAAGTTTCGGAACTTCTCCTTAAGCTGGTTCACGATTTTCTCGCAGTACACGCTCACCGCGGGATACTGCACGTCCGTGCTGCGCTCCGCCAGTTCGATCGAGACGTTCTGCGGCAGAATCTGATTCTGTCCGAGCGCTGGCAGCGTCGCATTTTCGGCTTGAGCCAGCGTTGACACGCAGGCGTTTAGTCCCTGTGGTGCGCTAAGCAGCGTGACTACCTGCGCGGTGACCGTGCTGCCCACCCATGCCATTGTTTAACCCCTCTGAATAACTCGCGGCAGCGCGCGCAGATAATCTGGCGGCTGCCCGTTTCCCGGCCCTTGTCCCAGGGTGGATACCGGCCCTGCCTGGACCCACACTTGATCGAGCGGCAGGGGCGACGTATTCTGCAGCGCCATGGCCACTGGCGATAGCCCTACATATACATTCCAAGCTGTCGCGTTGGCCGGTTGATTGACCGGCTGGGCCACCAGCGCGTTTCCACCCGCCACGGTCAGCGTATTCGGATTACTGGCTTGCCCCTCCTCGTTCTCTGCGTTCACCCACGACACGCTCGCGCAGTAGGTCATTTCCGGTTGGCCGCCGGGTATGGGGGTGAGTTGCGGCGGCGCCGCTTGAGGGATCGGGTCCGCCACAATGCCGATGCCCGTCTGTATGAGCTTGTTCATGGCCCACTGCCCGAGCTGCTGAAATTGATCCCGCTTGCCCTTATAGCGGTCGTTCAGTTGATTGAAATAGGCATCCTGGTAGACTAACATGAGGGTCTGGAACACGTGCCAAAGTTGCAGCGGGGGCGTGACTACGATGTTAGTCAGTTGTAAGCTCGGTTGAAGCCAGAACTGCCAGTCGCAGTTGCCGCTGCGTTCCAGCAGGGTCGTTATCTCGATCCCCAATTCCTGTTGCGCCAGCAGCAGTTTTTGGCTCAGATCGATGTTCTCCGTCTGCGCCGTCGCCAGCAGAGAGGAGTCCTGGACCGCGAGGTCCTGGATCGTCGAGATTCCGTCCGTGAATAGCGCCATCGTACCGGCCTATTCTTTGCCCGCCGGCGCGCCGCCCTTCAGCTTGCGGAGTTCATTGGGCGAGATCACGGTGAATTGCATCCTGGAGGCCGCCAACAGTTGATCCGCCTGCCGTTTCGCCTCCACCTTCCGCTCTTGGAACTCGCGCGCCTCCTCGGCCGTCGCCAGGCGGGCGCCGCCTTCCACGATCATTTTTGCCGCGATTCGCCGCGGAACCTCGGTGCGGACTCCTTCCCGTCCGCCATCCGGAGTCTCCAGGCTGATCAGCACCACCGCGGGGTCTTTTAGACTTTCCGCCATCGCCCGAATCTTCTTGTAATAAACCTGTAAGTCCATGGTTGCCTCTTCCGGGGCCGGCCGGCCCGGCCCCTTTCGTTTGTTATTCGCCTGGCTTGCGCCGCTGGTGTCCGCTACGCATCCACTTGAATGCCAAAATTGTTGCGAATCACCGCGCAACCATACAGCACGTCCACCGTGAACTGCTGGGCTAACGTGTTCGGCTGGTAGCTCATCACCACCCGCATGCCGAAGTTTCCCATCTCCGCGTAGTGCGCCACCGCGCCCGTGCCGTACAACGGCTGCGGCAGTCTGCGGATAACCAGGCCGATAGCGGGCTTGGTGAAAGCGATGTTGTGAGTCGTCATGGGCGAACTGCCGGTGTACGCAACGAACTGCGACCGCATTACGAAGAAGTCCTTGATCTTCCCCACCGCGCCGTCGATCAACGCCCGCAGTCCGGCCTCCCCCGCCGTCTGGTATTCGCTGAATCGTTCGATCTGCCGCAGCGCGGAATAGGTCGCGGCGTCCACCACCAGGTATTTCGGCTCGGATGCCGGCACCTTCGCCGTGAATAGCGCGCTTTCCGCCTGATCGATTACCGCTTCCACCAGCGGCGTCCCCGGTGTGCCCACCGGCGTATTCGCCGTAAACTCGGCAAACAGGTTCAGCAAGCTGGTCTCAATGCTTTCGGCTATCGCCACCACAGCCGGCTGCATGTACACCTGCAGTAAGTCCGGGACCGCCAGCACTTTGGTCACATCCGGAATCTGAAAAGTCGCTTCGGCGTGCGTGTTTAAGACAATCTGCGCATTTCCCAGATTCGGGTTCTGCGTTTGGACCGTTCCGCCTTCTGCGATGTTGTTGGCTACCAGCACCGGAGGAATCGGGATGTTCACCGTATCCCCGGCCTGCGCCAAAACAGGTTCATAATCGCGGTTGACCAGGTTGCCCATCACCAGGTTCCCGACCAAGGCGGGCAGAGCGTCTGCCGCCACCAGCTTCACAATCGCGCTGGCCACATTAGCTGATGTAATTATCCCCATTCATTCTCCTAAGTTGAGCAGGCTTTTGCCTGTCCTTGTGAAATCAGGCATTCCTGCCTGTCTTGCCTAAATGCCGCGCAAATTCTGCGAAGCCACGCGCAGAATTTCCTTCCGCACACGTTCCGTCTGCTCGGAACTCATCCCCGGCCGGATGTTTTCTATATCCACGCTTTCGGTGTTCTCTCGCGGCGCCTTATGCGCGACGGTGATCCCCGACCCTCCGGATATCCGCGCCGGCAGAAACTCCGGGTTCTCGCTTACGAAGTTGCTCAGATATTCCTTAAGGGGCACTTCGCCTTCGTCGCTACGCGCCAGCAGCCGCCCGTCTTCCGTGCGGAATACGCCGTCGTGTACCGCCCGGTATGCCAGGTCGACTTTGGCGACCCCCAATCGCTGTAGCTCCGCCCGGATGGCCGCGCCTCTCTCCGCCTGCTCCGCCGCCTGACGGCTGCGCTTGCTCTCTTCTTCCACTTCGTTTAGCCGCCGCTCCAGTTGCTCGCGGCGTTTGCGCTCCTCCACGAGTTCCATCTTATAGGCCGGTTCGCTTTTGGCCTGCTGCTCCTGGAGAAACTCCTGAATTGCCTGCTTCACGATCGCTTGTACGTCTGTCTCTTCCATAATTCCTCTTTCCCGCGTGGCGCACGGGGCGCATTTGGCCTCACTTCTGCGCTTCAATCTCCGCTGCAATCTGAGTCTTGATCTCCTGCCGCACGTCCGACAGAAACTTGAACGCCAGTTTCTTGAAGACCTGTTTCTTCAGCGTCTCCGACTCGATTCCCAAACTAAGAAGCTTGCCGGCGTCGTCCAATTCATTGCTGAAATCGCCGATATCGAACTCGTCCAGCCCGGAGACGTCGATCGAAATGTTGTCCTGGCGCGCCGCCGCGATGGCCCGCAAGACCTGTCTCATGGTTTCCTTCACCGCACCGCCGTAGGCCCGCAGCACTTCCTGCGTGATGCTGAAATCCCTCTGTTTACTGGCGCCCGATTGGTGGCCCGATGAATCCGGCCCGGCCGCGTGCGTAAGCAGATAGCACACCCGGTATATCTCGTCCTTGAGCTGGACCAGATTATCGGCCGCGATTTGGTAGACTTTGCCTTCCGGCTCAGTCCACCCGAACCGGTCGCCCGGAGCCAGTTGGATGAAATAGGAGTCGCCCACGATCTGGTTCCACTCGCGTTCCGAATAGATTATCGGAGACGCAAACAGACCCATCGTCAGCGCCCAGGCGAGCGCATTCGACTTGTTGAAGTGCTCCAGTTGCAGCAGCGCCGCCTTGTTCATTAGCCAGAGCCCTTCCGTCACCCGCAACGGAAATATCGGCACCCGGTGCTGGCCGGCCAATCCGTGCAGTCCTTCGTCCACCAGCCGTATTTCCTTGTCCCTCAGTTGTTGATACACTCGAAAGTTTTGGCGGTCGTAGTAGATCCAGCGGGTCTCACGAGTCCAGTCGCTGTCGGCGACCTTGGACTTGCGAAGCGATGACGTCCGGATCACCGCCCAGTCCAGCCCTCCGTGGTCGTCATAGCTCCAGTTGATCAGTTCTTCCGGCGAGTAATCCGCCAGATACGCGCGCGAGCGTCCCACCGCGTCCTCTTCCGCCCGATTACTGACGGAAACCGGCGATCGTGGAAAATCCACCACGATATAACTTCCCCCCTGCACTAGCGTTTGCACGATCCGCTGCCGGAAGAACTCCGCCATCGAAGTGCCCTTCAGATCGCAATCCTCCGCGAATAGGTTGTAGAAGCCTTTCGCCGCGTCGTCGCTGCCATCGAAAACCAAAGCCGCCTCGCGCCGCATCAGCGTGGCCGCGTACCAATCGATGATCGATCCGATATAATTCTCGTAAAACACCCGGCACAGCCGCTCCGAGTAAATGTCGTTGGGCTCCTTGTGCCGCCTGATCAGATATTCGAACGCGGCCTCCCGCATCTGCTCGCCGCCGGCGTAAAGGTCCCTGTACTTCTTCCACATCGCCTTTTTGGCCGCGTACTCGGGATGCTCTCGATCGATGTTCACCATCTGGTCCTCAAATCAGCCGCTCCTGGTGCTCGCCGATCCCTGGCTGCGGTCTGCATTCCTGCCACAACAGGTAACCCAGCGCGTCCGAAAGATGAGTTCTGCGGCGGTCTTTTTCCTTGTCGATTGCGTTGCTGTCCGCTTTGTACGACACCTGCTCGAAGTCCTTGATCAACTCCTTGCACCTCGGGTCTACCAACATCCGTATCTCGCCGTTCGCAGCCCGAAGTTTCGAGTTCGTCAGCATGATCCGTTCCCGCACGCTTGGGTTGGCTTTGGGTATCTTATACGTGACGCCCCCTCCGCAGCTCGTCCGGAAGTATTCCCGCACGATCTGGTAATCCGACGTGCCCGTCGTGTGCTGGTTGTTTCCCGATGCGTCGCCGTATATTACGATCCCGCTTCTGTGACTCGGAAACCGCTTTGCAAACTCTTCGCAAGCCTCATGTGTACTCGCGTGCCGAAGAGCGAGCTCATCCAGCACGAATATCGTCCGGCCTTCGATTTGCGCGACTACGGACGACATCGGATCCACGTTGAAATCCAGCGCCCACAACAGCGCGACATTCGGGTTCACCCGCAGGCTCTTCACGTGTTCGCGGCGATTGAATGCGTGATATACCAGTCCGCCTTGCAGGCTTAGATACTGCCCCAGCGCTTCCTGCCGGTAAAATGTATCGTCATAGCTGTTCTTCAGCCGTTCATAGAAATCCGGGACCTTTTCGAGCAGGTAGCTGTTCTCGTGAGGCTTGGCGATAACCGCGCTGTACCCTTCAACCGGATCCGCGATGAATTTCTGATAGACCCAGTCGTATCCCTTCGGCGTCCACGCTGCAAATCCGCAAAGCACCTTGGCTTGCGGGTCGCGCAAACGCCCCTCCAGCCTTAGCCAGGCGCCCTCGGGCGAATACGTCAACTCATCCAGCCCGAACCAGGCCAGATTAGTGCCGCGCAGCCGGTCGAAGTCGTCCACTGGCCGGAATATGATACGCGACCCCGTGTCTTTCATCGTGAGTGTATTTTCGGCCTTGTTGTGAACGTATGGAAGATCGTACCCTTCCAAAAGCTCAAACAGCGCCGTCTGCGTTGCATCGCGTAACATCGGGTAGGTCGGCGCTCCGATTAAACCCAGCCTTCCTTCGTTTTTGTAAGACAGTCTGATCGCCTCAAAGCAAAGCGCTTGGCTTTTGCCCGACCCTATAGGTCCGGAGAAGCCCTTGAACCGGGATTCGCAGATATGAAAGGCTCCCTGTGAATCCAGCGCCCTATACGCTACCTCTCTTTCAAGGCGTTCACCGTCGCCGTTTCCACCCATCGCACAATGATCTCCCGCGGCTCGTCCGCATCCAGTTCCTTTTCGATCTGCAATAATCGCACTAGATCCGCCAGCGTCGGTTTCACCTCGGACGCTCCCAGCTTCTCCTCGATGCTGGTGATCGCCTTCCGTACTATCCGCGCTCTGTTGGTTTGTTGTTCCGTCATGCGCAAATCCAGTTCCCGATTTGAGACTAACATCGGCTCTTTCGCCGCCTGAGCGCGGCTCTCGGTAAGTGCCAGATTTCAAACGCGCAGATTGTCTTTCTCAACGTGTGACCGGGAGCCGGATGGTTCCGAACGCCGCATTTTGTTGAGTTCCGGCGTGCTGGTCGCCGAACGGCGCCATCATGGCTGCCGGCTTCGCCGGGATCGTCCAGGCATAGGTCCTGTGGGTTGTCGATCACATCTTTTGCAAAATCGCAGAATTCGTCGTTTCAATAAGTTGCGGGCTGGCGCCCCTCCGCCGCAGGAAACCGGTGTGCTTATTTGAAATTGAGGAACCTTCCGCGCACGGCGGAAGGATTTTACCTCCGGGTAGAAGCGCTATATGTCACAACCACAACCGACACAACCGAACCAACCGCAATATCAGATTTCCTTGCTGGACTTGTTTCCGGTCTATGCCACGCGCGCCGCGTATCAGCAGGCTACCGGACAGCAGGCGCCGCCCTTCGACCCTTCGCAGCCGCTGAAGGGATGGGCCGACCCGGCGCCGTCCGGGCAGCCTTACTTAGTGTTCGATCCCACGGCCGTTGTTACCGGCTATGTCGGCCAGATGACACTAACCGCCGCGGAAGCGGCCCAGTTGAACCTGCCGGGCGTCTACAACTACCCGGCTTATGTTTCGCCGCCGACAGATGCGGTGGAGGTGGGTCCTTACGGATTGCTGGGTCCCGCCAGCCCCGATCAGGTCTGCCTGCAGGCCGGCGCGCAAGCTATCGCCAACCAGATCGCGCCCCTCTATCCGGGGCAAGCCGTTTCGGTGGTCCAGGAGAACACCGGCCTGTTCCACTATGTCTATGGGCTCGACCCGCGCCGCCAATGGTACATCCAGATCGGCAATGCGGGCTTCAATGCGCAAGCTTTGATCGAGGCCCAGAATGGCCACGGAACTGGCGCGCCCGGACAGTGGTCGTTGACTTCCGCCGGGCTGAATTGGGTCTCCAATGCGCCCGTCACCGTGGCTCCAGTCACTGCGGTCGCCATTCCCGTTTCCATTCGTCCCCTGCTGCCCAACGAACAGATCGTGCATCTGCCGGGATCCCTTTTCAATCAGGCGGGCAGTTGGGTAGTCGAGCGTACCGATTTGCCGCAGCCGCAGCAGCCCGAAACAGACGATCAGCAGTTCGCCGATGTGAAAGCCATGCTGGTGGCCATCCAGGGGGCCCTGAACGCTCTTGCGGCAAAGTAGCAAACAGTAAGTCCAAATAGACCAAGGAGAATAAGCGTAAAAACATGGCAACCAATCCGATTCCTACTCCGGCTCCGGCTCCGGTCCCCAGCATAAATCCAACGCCGGTGATCCTCGTGGCCGTTCCATCCGATCCCGCGAGCGCCGCAGCATTCGCGGCCGGCAATCTCTTCGTCTTCCTCTGCACGGCGGCTGGGCAAACGATATCCAACGACGCCATAGCCGCGGGTACTGCGCTGGCCGACGTCGTGAAAGGCCTGGCCCAGGATGTAGTCGACATCTTCCGCGGCATCCACCTGTAACAGTAGTGGGACAGGCCTCCCGGCCTGTCCTGTCTTGCCGCCGCTGAGCGATAATGGAAGATGCCCAAGGTCTTTCCCTGCTATTCCACCGCCGACCGCGAACTTGCCCACGAACTGGCGGCGTTCCTGGAACGCGGCGCCGGCGTTGAGGTCCTTCTGGAGGAAGGCGAAATGCCCCCCGGCGGGGACCTCATCGCCAAGGTGGAAGAAGGCCTTGCGGCCGACGTAGTATTGGTCCTGCTCTCGCCGGAATCCGTCCCCCCGCGCTGGGTTCTGGAGCGTTGGAGATCGGCCTTTTGGGAACAGGCGGCCGCGGTGGGCACCTCTTTGGCGACGCTGCTCTGCCGCGATGCGAAGTTCCCCGATCTTCTGCGCCGCAAAAGCTTCTTCGACCTGCGCCACAACCGTCTGGCCGCATTCCGCGCCATTAAGCGATGGTTGATGAACTTGTCGCCCTTGCCGCGGAAAGCGCCTTTTGCTCCCGCCCGTCAGCCATCGTTCGGCGGACGCGACGCGGAGTTGGAGACTCTCTGCGTGTTGTTGGCGGATACCCCCGGCATGGCCGCGCTGGAAGCTGGCGAGGCCGCCGGCAAGACCGCCCTGGCCGTGGAATTCGCCCGCCGCCATCTGGAAGATTTCGACGCGGTCTTCTGGCTCACTTGCGGTCACCGCAGCGCCGCCGCGCTGGCGGGCGATCTGGCCGCGCAATTGGACGTGCGCCTCGACCGCGATCTGGAATCCAACCTGAATGAACTCCGCCGGCTCTGCGCCAGATACCGCTGCCTGCTGGTTCTCGACGATGCCCTCGCCTCCACCGCCGCCTTGCTTGCGCCACGCGGGCGAACGTCGGTACTGATAACCGCTCGAACCGGCGATCTTTCGGCCGCGCTCTCCGCCACGCCCGTTCCGCTGGCACCCTTCGTCCAGGACGTTTCCCGGTTAGCGGACACCATCCGCAACCTGGAGCGCCCCGCGCAGCGCCTGCTGTCTGCCATGTGCGCTTGTGCGCCGTCTGGCTTCCCCCTCGATATGGCCGTGCGCACGGCCGATGCCGAGCCGGATGAAGCACGCGAAATTGTTACTCACTTTGTATTGCAAAACATACTCGCGCCGCTGGACGACAACGGTCCCCGGTTTCTGGTTCCCGCGGCGGTCCGTGAGCGCGCGGCTCTGCGCGGCGATGGCGGACGCTGGGCGCGCTATCATGCGCTCGCCGCCGCCGGCTTATTCGGCGCGCAAGATGTAACGGCCAATCTCACTGCGCACTGGCCGGACTTGCAACACGCCTTCGCCTCCACGCTCGAAACGGACTGGCCGCTGGCCTCCAAGCTGGCGCGGCGCGCACTCACCTGGGCCAAAGCGCAAGACCGCCTGGCCGAGGCTTTCGAAATCCTGCGCGATTGGCGGGGCGCCGCCGAACGGCATGGCGACCGCCGCGTGCTGGAAGACTGCGCCTGGGAGCAGATCTGGATTCTGGAACATTGGGGACACGCCAGCGATGCCCGCGAGCTCGATACCCTCCGGCGTGAACAGTACGCGGATCAGATGGCCTTCAGCTTCGATCAGTCGTAGACAAAATGCAGGACCTTCTTCAGGTCTTCCCAAGCCTCGCGTTTGGGCTGCACATTATAGGCCCGCAGCAGGTATGACGGATGGTAAGTGACCATCACCGGTATGTCGTTCCACTTATACCAGTTGCCGCGCATGCGAGTGACTCCTTCTTTACTGTGAGTCAGGTATTTCGCCGCCGTCGAGCCGAGCGCGCAGATAGCCTTGGGCGCGATAGCCAGCAACTGGCGCGAGAGGAACTGTCCGCAAACTTCCATCTCGTCCGGTTGCGGCGTGCGGTTCTCCGGCGGGCGGCATTTCACCACGTTGCAGATGTACACGTCCTTCCGCATCAGCGGAATGCCTTCCTTCTTGGCCGTGCCTTCGATCATCTGCGTGAGCAACTGGCCCGCACGGCCGACGAATGGGATGCCTTGCGCATCTTCATCCGCGCCCGGACCTTCGCCCACGAACACTAACTTGGATTGTTCGTTGCCCACCCCGAAGACGATCTTGGTGCGCTGTTCATGCAGACGGCAGCGACGGCAATCGCCGATGTCTTCCAGAATTCGGAACAACGATTCCTCGTGGCGCACGCACTCATGCGTGCCCGCCAGCACTCCTGCCGGCGCCCGCCGATAGAGCGTCTTGATCCCCAAGTCCTGGTAATACTCCAGATATTGCCGCAGCGTTTCAGCGTCCAT